AAACACCGTCGATCAGGTAGCGCTACCGGGACAGGCCCCGCCGCTGCGATGAACCCTGGGGACGTCTTCGCCGCCCGTGTGGCGCAGTACGTCTCCACCATGGTTCCCCCTGAACAGGTCGCCTTCATCACCACGGTGGTTGGTCATGCACTCAACATGGTGATGCAGGACGCGAGTCTGGTCCAGGAGCTACGGGTTGTATCGGACCTCCGTGCCGAGAACCAGTGGCTCCGGGACCAGCTTGCGATAGCTCGTCGGCCGAAACCTCGCAAGCGCCCCGCCAAGAAGCGTGCGGCCGTGAAGAAGAGGGCCGCTCCCCGCAAGAAGGCGGCGCCCCGCAAGGTGGCCCCTCGGATGCGGGTGACCCCCCAAGTACAGGAAGCCTTCATCGAAGGCTTCATGGGGAGATAGAGTGATACCGGCCCTCCCCTGGGAGCAGGGAATGATCACTTTCCTCCGCGTGCGTGGCAGCTTCGTCTGTAACACGAAGCTCTCCTGTGTGGTCGCAGGGGACGCCTGGGGGAGGGCCTAGTGGAATCCCACGACCTGAACGTAGGCGTCGACCAACTGCGCCGACTGGTAGTAGGTCAGGCCGGCGTCAGGATCGCTCCGCTCACCGCCACACCAGTAGTCGTGGGCGATGAGGTGGCCGATGCCTCCCATCACCTCTCTCAACAGGCACACACGGTGAGCCCGCCGCTCACCGTGCATGGTCCCCATGATTCGCCAGTCCCGAGTCGCCATCTGCCCGCACAGGGGGCAGTTCAGTTCAACGGCGAGTGCAGACGCCGGAAGATCGATCGGATCTTCGCTGCCTTCTGCTGCCCCTCCGTCCCCGCTATCTCCGTCCGGAGGTTCGCTGCTTCCCCCGCTCTTGCTATCAGAGCCATGGCGATGTTTACGGCCGCTTCGGGCGGAATGAGAGCCCACGCTGTCGCCTCCTCGTTTCCTTCGGTTTCGTGGAGGGCGATGAGGACGCGAACATCGCCACTGGTTTCATGGATGTTGACAGCAACGCCGATCGATTCGCACTCGGTCACGCTGGGCATCTTACCCACCGGGCCCCATGTTGTTACAGTAGGCCCCCATGGCTAAGGCGGCAGTCCAACCCACTCCGCAAGACCGGACGCAGGCTAAACAGGCTAAGAAGGCCACGTCCCAGACCAAGGTCAAGGACCGCCAGGCCAGCCGCAGGGCGCCCGTTGGTACTGATGCCGAAGACGTGCCCGACGATCAGGAGGGCGAAGAGATTCGCTCCGATCTCGGACCGTGGGTCGAAACTCCCTCTTCCAGCCGTGTGCGGGCCTACCGGTACGACTACCTCAACCGTGAGATTCAGGTCACCTGGCGCAACCAGAACAACCCCGGCTACGCCTACGAGGACAGGTCGTACGAGGACTTCCGGGCGTTCGTCCGCATCGCTTCGAAGGGCAAGTACATCAACCGCGTGCTCAACTTCGGTTATCGCCGCCTGACCCAGGACGAGGTCGACCTGCCTTCCAACCCGGAACGCCGTGGAGCGACATCGAGGGCCCGAGGATGATCGTCGTGCATTCGATCGGCCCGTACCGGGGTATGGAGCTTTACTGGGGTATGGATCATGAAGTGCCCCCCGAAGACCCCAAGTACATCTCCTGGGGCTGGCTGATCGAGGATCTGCCACCATTCAGGAGGTCCAGGTGGGGCTTCCGGTTTCGGCTTGGTCATCGGGCGCTCCACCTGGGCCGCTGTGACCGAGGCGAGGACCCCCACCGTCATGACGTAGCTCCCCTAGACGAGATATCACAATGGAGGCGCCCCCTTGCTGAGACTCAAGAAGAAGCTCCCGCCGATGCCGGAAGAGAGCCGCTTCGACCGGATGTCGGAGACGAACCTGTTCATCATCACGGAGACGAGCATCGGGGAGGCGGGGAACTTCCTGACCCAGTATCGCGACGATCGTCTCAGTCGAGAACAGAATCTGGCGTGGCTGGAGGTGGAGCTTGAGACGGCCCTCGGGGCGGCTCGGGCTCTACGCCGGAAGGTTGTGTTGTGATACCAGAACGGGTAGGATGTGAACATGACTGATCAACCTCAACTCTTTGAAGATGAGAGCTTCGATCACTACCAAGTCGAGATCCGGGCCGGGCAACTGTTCGATGAGCAAGTGCTCCGCTCACACTCTGCTGGGTCGGTGGACGACGCTCTCAACCTGCTCGACGGCATCCGCGACGCCTACGCCCAGCGTGACGAAGTGACCTGGGATGGCGAAGAGGTCGACGCTGGCGGCAAGCTGCGCGGCCTCGACCCCAGCGGCAGGGTCTACCTCCTGTCGGTGACTCCCCCTCTGACGGTGGCGCTTTCGTGAAGTCGGTGGTAAGATACTGCTGACTTCTAGTCGGGGTTGCCACTCCGGTTGGTGGTTCGGTCATGGGAAGAGCCCCCCGAAAGGGGGGCTCTTCTCGTTGTATGCATCCCGTGGTATGACTGTGAGGCGTGACACCTCTCCAGATCGAAGACCTCGGCTACGGACCCGACCCCGAGGACCTGCTGGAAGAGGCTCCCCCCGAACCCGATGAGGTCGAGGAAGAGAGTCCTGACGACCTCGACCCGGAGATGGCGGACTTCCTCAACCAGTTGATCTCCCGCACGATCATCTTCTGCGAAGAGCTTGCAGGCTTTGAGATGTACCCGTACCAGCGGGACCTCTCGTACAGGATCATCGAGTCGATGATCCTGGGTGACGCCGAAGAGATCACCGGCCTCATGGCTCGTCAGTCAGGCAAGAGCGAGACGATCGCCACCACCCTGGCCGGCGTCATGATCCTGTTCCCCAAGCTGGCGCTGACCTACCCCGTGTTGGAGAAGTTCAAGAGGGGCGTGTGGGTCGGCATCTTCGCCCCGGTGGACGAGCAGGCTGACATCGTCTTCTCCCGGATCGTGGGGCGGCTCACCTCCGACGTGGCTCAGGCGATCCTGTTCGACCCGGAGATCGATGACCGCGTCGACGGCAAGAGCAAGATCGTGCGCCTCTCATCCGGCAGCTTCTGCCGTCGCCAGACGGCCAACCCGAGGGCGAAGATCGAGGGCTCCAGCTATCACGTCATCATCATCGATGAGGCCCAGGAAGCCGACGATACGGTGGTTAGAAAGTCAATTCACCCGATGTTGGCGGCGTACGCGGGCTCCATCGTGAAGATCGGGACCCCTGGCTACACCAAGGGAGATTTTCACAAAGCCATCAACGTCAACAAGCGGCGCCAGTCGAACCGCCGTGCCCGCCAGAACCACTTTGAGTACGACCACCGGACGGTCAGCAAGTACAACCCCAACTACAAGCGCTTCATCGACAAGGAGAAGCTGCGGCTGGGCGAGGACTCCGACGAGTTCATGATGTCCTACAGCCTCAAGTGGATGCTTGAGCGGGGCATGCTCATCACGGAGGACGACCTCGACTACCTGGCCGACCCCTCGATGCAGTTGGTGAAGGCGTGGCATCGCTCCCCCTGCGTGGTGGGTATCGACCCGGCCCGAGTCAAGGACTCCACTGTTGTCACAGTGTGTTGGGTCGACTGGGACTTCCCCGACCCCGCTGGGTACCGAGAACACCGGATACTGAACTGGCTGGAACTTCAGAACACTGATTGGGAGAGTCAGTATTTCGCCGTGATGGAGTTCCTTGAGCCGTATGACATCGCATTTATGGGGGTAGATGCCCAGGGGATGGGTTCAGCGGTAGCTGATCGCTTCCAGCGTCTGTTGGGTCACCGCTGTGAGGTGAACGCCTTCTCCAGCGATGCGAAGACCCAGTCAGAGCGGTGGAAGCACCTCATCCAGTTGACACAGCGCCAGATGTTGGTGTATCCGGGTCATTCGAAAGCTCGACGCACCAGGGTGTGGCGGCGCTTCCGTCAGCAGATGGTGGACGCTGAAAAACAAATGAAGGGCCAGTATCTCCTCATCGGCGCCCCGGACGAGCGCGAAGCCTATGACGATTATGTTGACTCACTGGCTCTGGCTTGCGCCTGCTCGTTGACAGACACTGCCCCCTACGTGGAGGAAGTCAGTTCTCCCTTCTATCGGTAGAACACCAGTTCCCCCGAGGGCCGAAGCCGGGGTCAAGACGCTGTTCTTCCTTCT